TGCCTTGGATGCGGCGGAATAACTTGCAGCGAATGGAGAACTTAACGAAGTCGCAAGCAGTCACCGTTTGATAAGCTGCATAGTCGGCCTTGGCTATACATTTGGTGTAGAAATTGTCATCAGCAGCATCTTGCAAGTCCTCCCAGTTTTTAGTGACAAACTTGGCGAAGGACAATGCTTCTTCTTTCTCTTTGATCAGCAGCTTGTAGTGGCTTCTGATGGCTTGAGCACCAATCTTGTCCGTCACCTTCTCTCCACTTAGCTCATTCAGGCGACGCTTGATTTGCTTGATGCCATAGGGGTAGCGATTGCCGTCTAGTCCAACAAATGGCACTGTTGCATTGCGGATGGCTTCAACGTAGATGTTGCGACGTTCGCCCACGTCGCCTGCAAGAAAGTCATCCTTATCTTCCCGCAGTCGTTCAATTTGCTTTTCCAGTTCGGCAATCTTGCCGCTGCCTTTGCCTCTTGTGTTTGTGGCCTCACCCAGCACCTTGTTGCCGCTAATTGTCACCACCTTCTTGTCAAGCTCAATCTCTCCAGGCAGCAGCTCTTCAAGGCGTTGCTTACGACGTTGCAACTCATCCTGCAGCAGCTTGAAAGCTGCACTTTCTTTAGCCTGCTTTCTCAGCTCCTTATCAAACTTGCCCGCCATGATCTTGTCGCGCAATGCACGCGCCTGCTCAAGGTCGTCATCAAGCTCGTTTCTCAGCTCTTTCACGGACAATGTGGGCTTATCTGCTGCGAAGTCCTTAAATAGCTTTTGAGAGTATGCAATGGAGCCGCCCTGTGGTACGTCGTAAGACTGATTCCTGTCCAGCTCATCCTTCCACTTAATCGTCTTCACGCCTTGAAAGCTGTATCTCGTGCCAGCGAAACGGATGTTTACATCGCCTGACAGCGCAGTGTCAGAGGTGTAATCCTCTTCGTTGTAGGCATAGGAGGCCCGGTTGAACAAGGAGCGATCACTTTCGCGCAACTGATCAGGGCCAGTGGCTGTAGCTTCCTCTGCACTGCCTGAAAGCACGTCACGGGCGTTCTCAAGCGCAGTCCTGTCATCCTCGTCCCATTGGCGGGCCTTGGTTTCGTCATAGGGCGTAGACGGCTTGTGCCCAGCCTCCACACATTCAAACACCGCCTCCACTTCGTTCTTGTCTAAGTTGACTTCCTCTGTCACTTTGACGAGCTTAAACTTTGCGGAACCCAAGATGTAAGTAGAGGCTTGATCCAAGGATGAAACAGACTGGTAGCGCAAGTCTTTTGCTGCTTCCTGCGCCACCTTGTCTTGACGTTTCAAAGCCTTCTCAAAAACAATGGTCAGGCGATCTCCTGCCTTGAATCTGTCGTTGCCACTCGCGCCCCATGATCCTCCTCTCACCTTGATGCCAAGATTTGCCCAGTCAGGAGTGCCGGATGTGCGACGCTCTTGAATGTCAATGTTCAATGGAATGGGGTCATAAACGCCAATGGCAGTCAAGCTCGTTGGCGAGAATGTTTGACTGAAGCCGTCGAGCCTGGTGCCACCATCAATGATGCGGCACACTGCGTTGGTCTTGCTGTCTCCATCTTTGGTGGGATCTTTGCCGTCACCAAGTCGCTCATCATTGAACACTGGCCGCCCATCGGCGTTGTAATACAGCCAAGTGTTAGCCCCAGAGAACTGGCCAAGCGGAAGCTGGCCGAATGCCGTGCGCTCAAAGGCTAAGGTTTTGATGCGTGACGCACCAAGCACAAGCAGCAGTTGCATGAACTGACTACTGCCATAGCCTTCTACGCTGCTCCACACCAGACTGGTGCCCACTCGCACAGCGCCCCGCTTGTTCTGCTTGGTGTTGCAGTAGACGAGATTGAGCGGATCGCCATACTGCGCTAGCTCTTGCGCACTGTTGAAGCCGTAACGAGGGCTGAAACGTTGCTCTCGATTACGGCGCTGCGCTTGTTCCTTTGGCGTGGGAGCAAGCAAGGCAGCCGCCACTTGAAACACCATGCCGACGATGGTGAGCACCAGTGCAACAACTGCAACTGATGCCTGAGGGTCGGCTAAACGCTCTTCAGGGCTCTTGCTGTAGTCCCTAGTCGCCGCCCAAAAGTCAAGATACTCCTGCTCTGACACCCCCAACGCTTCAACCAGTTGGTGCTCGTACGGAAGGAGAGGGCGCTTCATTTATCCAAGCGAAAGTAGTGTCCAATGGAAGGCGGCAGTTCGCCAATCACCACTCCATTGTTCTTGCTGATAAATAACACTCTACCGTCATCTAGCACAGTTCCCATGGCGCCTGCATGATCAGCAGGAAGCAATACCACGGAATGAGGCTCTGGCCCTGCAATGCGAGTGCCATGCTGTAGCAGCCACCTAGCCATGAACGATGAAGGAAGAGTGTCGTCTGTGTAACTTGCAAACACTTCATCAAGCTCTGGCATGTAATCGTGGTAGCCAAGGCGCTTGTGCACTTCTGCCGTTAAGGCGCAGCAATCCACTGTTCCGCTGCCATCGCCTGGTTTTGCCGCCCATGCTCGTTTCAGGCCAATCAAGTCGTTGAACATGGCCTATTGCAGGTATAGCTCAGCATTGAGAGGCAGGATGCCTGCATTGTCAGACGTGAGAGTGCGAGCAGGGAATGATGCGCCAACGCTGTCCATTGCAGAACGAAACCGTAGCTCAACTGTTTCTTCGTTGAAAGTGGCGCCAATACCCGTGAAGTAGTCAGAGAAGGTGGTGACAATCTCGTTGGAGCCAGACAGCCAGGCAGTGGTCAGTTCTAAGCTGCTCAGCCTGTTGCCATCCGCTTCCTCGACAAGGCGCAAGACGATTTCAAGCGATGGGAACAGCACTCTGAGTTGCTGGTTTTCGCCGTTGAGACTGGACAATGCACCATCGGCCTGAAAAGGTGCAAAGGCAAATGCGCTACCAAGAAGCGTGCGGCTTTCTCCGATGAAGTAGTTCTGGAAGCGGTAGAACTTACCAGCGGATGATTGCAGTGCGAAAAACTGACAAATGCGAATGGTTCTCATTATCAAACGCTCAGCTCACCAGCAAGATCAATAGTGACAGTGCTGATACCATTGAACACGCTTTGCACGCTTGGTGGTGAAGCGTATTCCCATTGGATGCCGTAAGGATTGCGGATCTTGGCGATCACGCTGTCCTTCATGCCAGCAAATACCTTCGCGGGCACCGCGAAGCGATTAAACCCGCCCTCTGTGTTGTCGTAGTGCGCCAACAGTTCGTCCAGCGTGGTGTCAGGAATGTTTGCAAAGACAAGGCGCAGTTGGTAGCTATGAGGCTTGTTGCCGAAGCTACGCTTCACCGACACGCCAGACAGCGCTCTGTAGGTTTTAGTAGGGAACAGGCCAAGCGTGAACTCCCTGTTGCTTGGCTTGATCGCGGGAAAGTCTTGAGCCATGATCAGCGCCTCCCCATTGCAATGGATCGACGAGTGCCAGGGCTCTGTTGAATCTTGTCAAGCGTCATGCTCATGCCACGCTTCGCGCCTTCCTTGATTGCTTCTCTGCGCGTGGATGCCATTGCCAGCTCAAGCTGATCTCTGCTGACGTATTCTACTCCGTTGATCTTTGTCGTCTCAAAGGAGAATGAAACCGTGGAAGGGGCGTAGGAGGGCATTCCACCGTTGCTCATGGCTTCACGGGCTGATTGTCCGCCAGCCATCTTCACGGGGATTGAACGCCCATCTGGGAGGGGCACGATGGCTTCGTTGTATTTGCCTTCGCCTACGAGGCCAAGCGTGGGACCATTGACCACGCCACCATTGGCGAAAGGAGTAAAGCCGCCCTTCCATAGTGCTCCGTTTGCTGCCGTCTTAGGCGCAAACACCCCAGGGAACATGCTGTTGAAACCTCCCAACGCCCCGCCGACGCCCATGAAGATGGAGCCAATACCACCAAGCACGCCAGAGATACCACCCTCTTTGATCTGGCTAATGCCACCAGCAATGCTCGTTATCGCTCCAGCAGCAAGGCCGATTGCTGAAACGGTTTTACCCAGGTTCTGCTGCAGTGCCGTTCCAGAGGTGCCAGCATCAGTTGATTGCTGTTTCAGCGCAGTTGTGACAAGCGCCGTCTTCATCTGGAAGCCCTGAAGAGCCTGGCTGGCCTGTTCCATTGTGTTTGGCAGTGAGTTGATCTGACTCGGTATCTGAGAAGCCATTTTCAAAGCGCTTTGCACTTGAGGCAGTTCGGAAATGCCTCCAGCCCTTGAACCGACATAAGACGCTAGGCCAAGGCTTTGTCCTGCCTCGGACATGCCTGATGTTGGGCCACTTACTTTCGCAGTGTTATCGCGGATTTGCGAGAGCAGATTGATTTGCTCTTGCAGCTTTGCAAGGGTCTTTTGTCGCTGTTGTTCCTCCGACTCCAAGTCAAACACCTTCAGCAGGCTGTCCTCAAGGAACTTCTGCATGGGCTTCATGGCAAAGTCAAGGAACATCGTCACGGCTTGATCGCGCAACGCCTCTTGCAGACGCTTGGCGGCATCCTTGAGCGATCCCCCTTTCAGAACTTCTCCGACGAAGTTCTTGTAGGAGCCCATAACGCCTTCAACGGCGCTCTTGACCATCCCCACAGCTTCTTGCATCGCCTTGAGGGCGTCTGCGTTCCTGAGCTGAGCCGCTGCGCTGTTGAGGGTTTCAAGGGTGACAGCCCGCAACCTGTCAGGAATCTCTGCTAGGCCAGTTTTGTACTCCTCGATCAGATTGTTGCTATTTGCGATGGCCAAGCTATAGGACTCTTGGCTAATCACCTTGTCGTCTAGCAGCTTCTTGAGCATCCCCTGGTCTTTGTTCGCTTTCTCTATTTGCGAATTGAGAGCAGCTTCAAGGGATGCAGACTTTGCTTTGGCAATCGTTAGCCTTTCAGTGGCTTGAATAAACTCCTCTGGAGCGCCCTGTAGCATCAACGCATTGCGCTCTTCAAGAAGCTGGTTTTCCAGTGTCATCTGCTCTAATGGCAGCACTTGGCCAATAGCATCCGACACTTCGATGGCAGTCGTGCGCAGGTCTTTAAGCAGGTCGTTCTGCAGGCGAGTAAGCTCCATTTGCCGGAGAGCCTTTTCTTCCGCCTGCGCTTCCTCCACCCCAAACTCACTATCCTGCTCGCGGCGCTGCATTGAGAACACAGGACCAGACGCCGGAGCAGATGGCGCCG